TTCCCATCTGCCGCTCCTGCCGACACCAATGTTCTTGACAAATCAAGGTTCTTAATCAAAACTGCGGCACTTCCTGCCTCTACCATAACCCCCTTACCGGTTGCGTTTAGAGGAAGAGTTTTACAAGTAGCTGGAGATCGCACCTTCGAAACTTGGTCAATTACGATTCTTAATGACACCGACTTTATAATTCGTTCGGCATTTGAAAACTGGATGAATACAATCAATAGAGTATCAGACAATACCGGTGTTACTGATACCGCAGAATATACTGCCGATGCCTTCGTTTATCAGTTAGATCGTGACGGATCCACTTTAAGAGCGTATCGTTTTTATGATTTATTCCCAACATCGATTACCTCAATTCCATTATCTTCGGATACAGAAGGAATTCAAGAATTTACCGTAGAAATGCAGGTTCTTTATTGGGAAGCTATTAAGGGTGACTCTCCCAAAGCAGGTGGTGTGGATATTAACTAAATATATCATATTAAGAGTTTAAGTTTATAAGATGGCGAAACTTTTTGGTTTTTCGATTGAGGATGGTGAAAAAAAATCTAAGTCTATAGTCTCCCCCGTTCCTCAAAGTAATGATGACGGGGTTGATCATTATATTCAATCGGGATTTTATGGACAAACAATTGATATTGAGGGTGTTTATAGAACAGAATATGATCTAATTAAAAGATATAGAGAAATGTCACTTCATCCAGAATGTGACGGAGCAATCGAAGATGTTGTGAATGAAGCACTTGTGAGTGACTTATATGACTCTCCGGTTGAAATTGAACTAACAAATTTAAATGCTAGTGATAAACTCAAAACTGCTATAAGAGAAGAGTTTAAGAATATTAAAGAAATAATGGACTTCGATAAGAAGTGTCACGAAATTTTTAGAAATTGGTATATTGACGGAAGACTATTTTATCTTAAAGTTATTGATTTGAAGAAACCTGAAGAAGGAATTCAGGAATTAAGATACATTGATCCAATGAAGATCAAGCACGTTCGTCAAGAGAAAAAAACAAGTAATAAATCTGGGCCAAATATATCATCACTTGCCAATTTAAATGCGAATCAGGTTGCATACCCAGAGATTGAAGAGTATTTCGTATATACTCCATCATCAAGTCAATCGGGTGGAGCATATGGATATGGATCTGCGGCAAAAAATTCTGTAAAAATTTCAAAAGATTCGATTAGTTATTGTACCTCTGGTCTAGTAGATAGAAATCAAGGCACTGTATTATCATATCTTCACAAAGCGATTAAGGCACTCAATCAACTTCGAATGATTGAGGATTCTCTAGTTATTTACAGACTTTCTAGGGCACCAGAGCGTCGTATTTTTTATATTGATGTTGGTAATTTACCGAAAGTAAAGGCAGAGCAATATCTCAAAGAAGTTATGAGTCGTTATAGAAATAAACTTGTATATGATGCAAATACGGGCGAAGTTCGTGATGATAAGAAGTTTATGAGTATGATGGAAGATTTCTGGCTTCCAAGAAGAGAGGGTGGTAGAGGAACAGAAATCACAACTCTTCCTGGTGGACAGAATTTAGGAGAACTTTCTGATATTGAGTATTTCCAGAAAAAACTTTATAGAGCACTAGGCGTCCCAGAATCTAGAATTGCTGGTGGTGGTGATGGATTTAACTTGGGACGTTCATCTGAAATATTAAGAGACGAACTTAAATTTTCAAAGTTTGTTGGTCGTTTAAGAAAGCGATTTGCAAGTATGTTCAATGATATGCTTCGTACTCAACTCATATTAAAAAATATTGTAACTCCAGAAGACTGGAATGGAATGAGTGATCATATTCAATATGATTTCTTATATGATAATCACTTTGCCGAACTTAAAGAGGCAGAATTACTTACAAATAGATTATCACTTGTGACTTCTATGGAAGCATATATTGGTAAATATTATTCAACCGAATATGTTCGTAAGAAAATTCTTCATCAAACTGATTCGGAAATTATCGAAATTGATAATCAAATTGATGATGAAATTGAAAAGGGAATTCTTCCGAATCCAAATCCACCGGCACCAGAAGAATTACCGGTAGATCCAGCAGCACCGCCAGCAGATCCGGCAGCACCAGTTGATTTGGGACAACCAATTACGGAACCAAATCTTGAATCTCAAGGAGGGGCAACTGAAGCTCCAGAACTTCCTAAAGGTGGCAAGATATAAATAATCTTATAATAATACACCTTTTTTATGGAAGAAATTATCGATTTGATTGCAACAGATAGTTCACCCTCTGTTGTAACTGACAAAATCAAAGAAATATTATACGCAAAGGCATCGGACAGAGTTGACTCTGCTCGACCTTTAGTGGCAGCATCGATGTTTGGTGATGTAGAAAATACCGAGGATCAAGAGTAATGGCTCACAAAGTAGTAGGAACAGGAACTACGGTTGCAATATTAGTCGGAACAGGAGCGACATCAATACCGATTTCTCTTCAAACTGGATATTTAAGAGTGGCAACTTCGGTTGCTGCTCACGTAGGTATTGCCACCACGGCAACAGAATTTGCCACTAGAAATAACTATTTTGTTCCTTCAACTTCTGATGTTATTCTAAAAGATAGAATTGCCTCTTGTAGAGTAAGTACTGCAACAACAGGATCTTCTACAGTCTATGGTTTTAGTGAAAATAATGGAAATCCATTTTTGGTTGGGGATTTTGTAACAGTAACTAATTCATCAGTTGGTGGTTATAATTGTATTCATCGAGAAATAACCGCATCAAATACAAATCCAGGATCAGAATCAATTACTGTTTCAGTTGATACTTCTACGGGAACAAATGCATTCACTGGTAGTGCAGATGTTAGAAGATCTGTTGTGATTAATACTTTTGGTAATGCTGTTGGTTATGCTCAAATCTCACAAGTTCAAATCGTATCTCAGGCGTAACTATGAAACTCATCACAGAAGAAGTCCAACAAGTAAAATTTATTACTGAAGGCAAAGGAGCAACCAAGAGAATGTGTATTGAGGGTGTTTTCCTTCAGGGAAATATCTGTAATCGTAATGGAAGAATGTATCCGATGGAAACTCTTTCCCGTGAGGTAAAGAGATATAATGAAAATTATATCGTTAAGGGTCGTGCTCTTGGAGAACTCGGACATCCAGATGGTCCTACCGTCAATCTTGATCGTGTTTCTCATAAAATTATCTCTCTCACTTGTGAAGGAAATAATTTTAGAGGTAAGGCACAACTTCTCGAAACTCCTATGGGCAAAATTGCTATGGCCCTCATTAACGAAGGCGTTATGCTTGGTGTTTCTTCTCGTGGTGTTGGGTCTCTCAAAGTAACAAATGAGGGACATAAAATCGTTGGCGAAGACTTTATGCTTGCGACTGCTGCCGATATTGTTGCCGATCCTTCTGCTCCTGATGCATTCGTGCAGGGGATATTTGAAGGTAAGGAGTGGGTTTTCGCAAATGGAAAACTTACAGAGCAATTAATTGAAAAAACTAACCGTAAAATTAACACCTTAGTTGATCAACATTTACTTGATGAGTATAAGGTTCAATTATTTGAAGATTTCTTAAAAAATCTTTAATTTATAAATAAATATAGATTATAACACAGATCTAAACAAAATGTCCGTTGGTAGAAATTTACAAGAAATGGAAAACGTAGTAACCAAAGGGGCCGCACCTGCCGAATCTCCATCCACGAGTGCAACTCCGGTTGCAACTCCAGGTCAAACTGTACCTTATGAGGATCTCGGCGGTCCAACCCCAGAAAATTATCGTCCCGATGACGATTCTTCAAAACTTAAGGACCCTGCAGTAACTCTTGCACAAGTTAAGAATGTTGTGAATGCCAAGGCAGCAGCAGCAGATCCTATGGCAAGTGTAAAGGAAGAAACTGAAGAAGACGAAGACGACCTCGTCGACGAAGAAGAGGTTGATGAAGAAGAAGTAGATTCTACTGACGAAGAAGAAGTTGAAGAGGAGTTTAGCATCGAAGAAGATGTTAATGCTCTACTTGCTGGTGAGGATCTCTCCGAAGAGTTTCAAGAAAAAGCAAGAACCATCTTCGAGACGGCAATTAAATCTAAAGTTGCCGAAATTAAAGAAAATCTTCAATCCTCCTATGAGCAAGCACTCGTAGAAGAAATTGAAGTTATTAAAGAAGGACTTATTGACCGTGTCGATGCATACCTTGAGTATGTTGCCGACGAGTGGGTTGCCGAAAACGCACTCGCAGTTGAGCACGGTCTCAAGACTGAAATGACCGAATCATTCCTTCAAGGAATGAAGGGTCTTTTTGAAGATCATTATGTTTCAATCCCTGAAGATAGATATGATGTAATCGAGAGTATGGTAGATAAACTTGATGAAATGGAAGGAAAACTCAACGAGCAAATTGAAAGAAATGTTGCTCTGAACAGAAGATTAGCAGAGTCGGTTGCCGATGTAATTTTTGCAGATGTCGCTGAGGGTCTTGCACTTTCTCAGAAGGACAAACTCGCTTCTCTTGCCGAAAATGTTGAGTTTGATAGTGAAGCAAACTATCGTGAGAAACTGGTAACTCTGAGGGAATCTTATTTCCCAACAAATACCGGTGCTCAAAGAGATGACTCGGAAACCTTATCCGAAAGTACTGATGTCCAGTCCCAACAACCACAAGTTGATGGAAGAATGGCAACATACCTTCAGACTCTGGGAAGAGTCGCCAAACTGTGATTTTTAAATAATAAACAATCAAACAAAAACTTTTAACAAGGTAAAACAAATGCAAATGTTCAACGCAGAATATTTGCAGGAGAAGTGGGCACCAATTCTGGACTATTCCGGAATGGATCAGATCAAAGATGCACATCGCAGATCTGTAACCGCTATCCTGCTAGAAAACCAAGAGAGAGAACTCCGCGAAGAGCGTGATTTCCTCTACGAATCTCCAACCAACGGAACTGCATCTAGCCCCACTGTTGCTGGATTCTCAGCATCTGCTGGATCACCTACCGCTGGTTTCGACCCCGTTCTGATTTCACTAATCAGACGTTCAATGCCTAACCTGATCGCTTATGATCTATGTGGCGTTCAACCAATGAACGGACCTACCGGACTCATCTTTGCGATGCGTTCACGTTATACAAGTCAGACTGGAACTGAAGCATTCTTTGACGAAGC